ACGGTTTTTTGAATTTTTTTGGTAGTTTTGGAGCTGTTTTGTATTTGTTTTTAGTGTTTAATCGTTGTTCGCGTAGTTCTAAAATCTCGTAAGATTCAAATAGCCAATCTCTGCCTATTTTTTGAGCTGTTTCAAACCGGTTAAGTTTTAGATGATATTCAACTGTTTTAACGTGTATGTTTAGTATTTGTGCAACTTGCTTGAGCGTTAACAGCATTTTTTGGGTTACTCGTTACGTATATAATATACAGTATGTTATGATTATTTGTGCGGTTTGTCAATAAGTGGCGTAACTCTTTGATTATAGATTGCTTTTTGTGGGGAGTGGGAGTGCTGTACAAAACTTGTTCTGTCCGGGGCGGACGTAAGATTGTCTTACACAAGCTCGCTTTTCGCCACGCCCAGCGTGGCCACGAATAGGTATGATGGTTTTTTGTGCAGTAGAGAGTCAGAAATTTTGGTGGTTTTTGTGCATTAAACGGTCAGCCCACCTGCCACTTGTGCATTAAAAGGTCAGACGTTATGATAGTGCTATGTATCACGCGTGTAACAGCGTCAGAGCAACGCTTTTTTAGCCATAGCACGACTTTAAATATAACTGTTTGTGTGGCAAGTGGGCTGACTATGCGGTACTGTGACCGCCAGGGAGGGGTGGCCAAAGTAATTCAGGTAGCGTGCATTGACGGCGCACCACAAATTCAATATGCCACAAAACAGTAAACTGCTGTATAAAAAATACACAGTTAAAATTTTTAAAAAATAAAAAAGCAGAAATATCTCGGAGGGTAGGAATCGAACCTACATAGTTGTTACAAGGGGCAACAAGTAACAGTGCAATACCTGATTCTGCCACCTCCGAAGAAAAAGTTGCTGGGGATGGAATCGAACCATCGACCTTCTGGTTATGAGCCAGACAAGCTACCGCTGCTCCACCCAGCAATTAAAACAGATTCGTGTGAGGTGGTTAGTATAGTTAAAAATTTTAAAAAAATCAAAAAATGTGGTAGTATAAAAAAATGGCAAATGCAATTAAGCGACTAGACGTCGCAGCACGACGGGCCGCCGTAGCCAAGATGATGGCGAAAGGCTATACTGCTTCGGACGTAGCAAACAAACTCACAAAATTAGGTTATCGCACACCTAAAGGAAAATCTATTAACCCAGTATTGGTGGGCAAAGATTTAAGAGTGGTTGAAGAAGAGTGGAAACGTCAAGCAACAGCAGATATTTCACGCCACAAAGCGCGACAATTTCATGAACTCCAAAAAATTAAACAGCAAGCTTGGAAAAATGGTAACTTCGATTTGATATTAAAGGTTTTAGATAAAGAAATGGTGTTATTGGGCACGAAGGTTACTGGGGTCGACAAGGAACAACCAAAATATGTTAAAAACGAAACAAACAACCAACAATTCAACATCCTCACACTCGACGAACGAGATAAGAGAATTAGTGAAATTCTTGAAACCGCAAGAGATAGAAAAACTGAACTCATTGCTGCAAGTAAACCCGACGTGGAAACCCCTTCCACGCCAACAGAAAGCGTATGACTCCAAAGCTGATGAATTGTTTTACGGTGGTGCTGCCGGAGGTGGTAAAAGTGATCTATTGTTGGGGTTGGCATTTTACGAACATATAAGAGCTATTATTTTTCGGCGTGAGTACGTGCAGTTAAGCGGTTTGATTGATAGAAGTTATGAGATTTACGGTAAGTTCGGTAAATTCAATAATACCAAAAAGCGGTGGCAGCATTTTTTTAATAATTTTAAAGTTATTGAGTTTGGGGCTTGCCAGTTAGAGATGGATAAGGAGAATTATCAGGGGCGCGCGCATGATTTAAAAGCGTTTGATGAGATAACGCAGTTCACAGAGACAATGTATTCCTTTTTAACAAATTGGTGTCGCACGTCCGTTGGAGGTCAGCGGACTCGATGTGTATGCACGGGCAACCCACCGATGACGGCGGAAGGTGAATGGGTTATTAAATATTGGGGTCCGTGGCTTGACCCTGACCATCCAGAGTTTCCAGAGGAGCCTGGCAAGTTAAGGTGGTACGCCACTGGTGGTGACGGGATTAGTGTTGAAACGCCGTCTAGTGAAGAGGTTATTATTCATGGAGAGCGCATATTTCCACGAAGCAGAACTTTTATCCCAGCACATGTGGAAGACAACCCGTATTTAATTGCGACTGGCTATAAAGCGCGGTTGCAAGCGTTGCCAGAACCCATGCGGTCTAAAATGTTGAAAGGAGATTTCACTACTAGTGGGGAAGACGACCCATTTCAAGTCATACCAAGTAAATGGGTGATTATGGCGCAGGATAGATGGCGTGCGTTAAATGGTCGGCCGGAAAGTGGGATTACTCATGTTGGTGTTGACGTTGCGCGTGGCGGTAAGGACAAGACTGTAATTGCGCATAGGCATGAAGCTATGATTACGGAGTTACGTGAATATAAAGGGCAACAAACGCCTGATGGTGATACGGTAGCTATTTTAGTGTTGAAGGGGTTGCCTAAGAGCGGTGTTACTATTTATATTGACGTTATTGGTGTTGGTGCGGCTGCTTTTGATGCGATTAAAAATCGAGGGCGCACCGTCATACCACTTAATAGTTCTAACAAAAGTAAGCGGACGGATAAATCTGGTGAAATGCACTTTGCCAATAAAAGAGCTGAGTGGTTTTGGCGGTTTAGAGAGAAGTTAGATCCCGAGAATGGTGAGGGTATTGCACTGCCACCTGATGCGCAATTACGAAGAGAGCTTTGTACCCCCCGATGGAAGCATACAGTGCGTGGGGTTCTGATTGAGTCTAAGGAGGATATTAGGAAGAGGATAGGGAAAAGTACTGACAAAGCAGATGCGGTGGTGTATTCTTTTGCTGATGAGCTTCATAAAAGCATCCGGTATTGTGATGCTCCGCATATTGGGAGGTAATTATGGTTAAATTAACTGCAAGGCGGCGCAAGAGAATTCCAAAGTCGCAATTTGCTCTGCCAGCTGAGCGTAAATACCCAATACATGATCGAGCGCATGCCGCAAATGCGAAAGCGCGGGCTAAACAACAACTTAATGCTGGCAATTTATCTCAGTCTAAATATAATACAGTAATAAGGAAAGCAAACGCCAAATTAAGAGCGACAGCCCCTAAAAAAGCGGCTAAACGAAAAAAGAAGTAATTATATATGCTGGTATCCCTAAGTGATTTGTATAAAGAAGACTGGCCGGACGATTTTAGTCTAAGATCATTTACGTTGTTTATATTAGATAAAGTGGTAAACAATAAAATATATGAAAAGCTTCAGTATGGGTTTTATACAGAAAGCACCGAAGTAGGCCCCAATCCATATATACCTTTGAATGAGCGGCGACCATCAGCACCAAATAATATATGTAAAAAAGTTGTCGATGATAGCGTCTCTCTTTTATTCTCGGAAGGGCATTTTCCAAAAATACATGCTGAAGATGCGAGTACTAGAGATGCTTTACGCTTAATTGCTAAAAATTATAGGCTTAATGAAGTAATGATGGAAGCAGCTTTGTATGGTTCCATTGGCAGCGTTGCGATTCAGACAGGTATTATTAATGGTCAGTTGTTTTACTTACCGCTTAAAACTATTTATTTAACTCCTGAATTTGATAACGAGAAAACTCGAAACTTAATTAGTGTCACAGAGAAGAAACAGGTTTGTGGCCATGACTTGGTTGATGCTGGCTATCCGATAAAAGATGATGATCTTGACGAAGTTTTTTGGTTTATGCGAGTGTGGAATACAAAAGAAGAGATACATTATAAGCCTTGGAAAGATAAATACGTGCAAAATGGAAAGTTCAAGTTAGTAAGAGATGATGAGCGTAGTACACAACATAACTTAGGATTTGTTCCCATAGTGTGGATTAAAAACTTACCTGGTGGTGATTTGATTGATGGTCAGTCTAGCTTTTCGGGTTCTGTGGACATAATGATTGATCGTGACTATTTAACGTCACAGGTAGGTCGTTCGTTACGTTATTCGGCAGACCCTACATTAGTAATTAAAGCGGCAGGTAGTTTAGCTGGTGATGACGACATTATAAAAAGTGCGGATAGAGCTTTGGTGATTGATGAAGATGGTGATGCCAAACTATTAGAAATTTCTGGAAACGCCGCAGCAGCATCAGACAAACATGTGCGAGCTTTAAGAGAGTCGGCCATTGAGACTATACACGGCAATCGTGCTAACACAGATAAATTAAGTGTAGCTCAATCAGGTAAAGCAATGGAGATGATGAACCAAGACCTAGTGTGGTTGGCGGATAAATTAAGAACTACATACGGTGAAGGTGGTTTGGTAACGTTGCTTAGAATGACTTTAAAAATGCTTTCGTCTGAAAATATTAAGATAAACGGGAAGTTTTTAACTAAAGTAGACGTCAATTCAGATATAACATTAGTTTGGCCACCGTGGTACTCTTTAACGCCAGATGATTTACAGAAGAAAGCAATTGGAATTACAACACTTGTGAATGGCAAATTGTTGAGTCGTGAGACGGCCATTAGAGAATTAGCAGCAGAATTTGATATTGAAGATGTAACTGAAGAGATAGCTAAGATTGACGCTGAACTATCTAAGTTACAGCTTTTATCGGATAAAAACGAAACCCCAGGCGGGTCTAATAATCAAGTTAACGGAGGGTAGGTGAATGCCGGATGATAAAGAAAATGAACCAACAACTAACAAAGAGGGTTATTCAGAAGATGAACATGAAGACAAAAACAGTGAAGGAGATAGTGAAGGCAGTAGTGGAAGCGATTCTGATGGTGCTGATACGTCGGAAAAAGAAGAAGTAACACCACAAGTAAAAAAGTTACGTAGAGAAAACGCACGAAAACGTGTTGAAATAAAAGAATTACGTGATAAACTAGCTAAGGTGGAAGCTGAAAAATCTGATGATGGCGCGAAAAGTGGAGACAGGTCTCAACCTCGCGATAAAACATTATTAGAGATTATGAACAAACGTTTAATCCGCTCGGAATTAAAAGCCGCAGTCTTGAAGGCTGGAATTGTGGATATGGACGCGGTGAAGATGTTTGATATATCTTCGCTAGAAGTGAATGAGGATGGCGACGTAGTAGGTATTGATGATTTGATTGATGAAATGAGAGAAGCGAAAGATTATTTATTTAATAAAGAAGCTAAAGACACAACATCAAATAAGAAAACACCTGGAGACGCCACATCACCAAAATCGAAAAGTGCATTAGATATGTCTGACGATGAATTTATAGCTGGAGCTAAAGAGCTTGGCATTCATAGTGCTGATTTTTTATTATGATGCCTAACACATAACCTATCGAGTCTTGACGACTAGGGGTATTATTTTTTTAATTAATATATTTCTAGGAGCGTGCAATGACTATTAGTAATTTACCTGCTGCCCTACAGGCGATAATTCAAAAGGGTTATTTAGAAAGAGCTTTCCAAAACGGCTTAATGTCTAAATTAGCATTTAGAGCGGTTTGTGATAAAGAGCGGTTCGCCATGAAAATTGGTGAAACGAGTACTAAAACTAGGCATGGCTTAAAAGCGCCAGCTACAGATCCGCTCGACCCAACTACTATTGATAGTAATCTAGATAACGGTTTAACCCCCTCTAACTATACAATTGAACAGTATACTATGGGTTTGGACCTTTATGGTGATACTATTGACTTGAACTTGGTTACTGAAAAAGTTGAAATTGAAAATAGGTTTACAGTTAATGCTTTTGTTAACGGTGAACAAGCGATTCAAACATTAGATCGTTTAGCGCGAAATAAATTGTATGATGGTTATATGGGAGCGAATACGTGGGTAAGAACGACCTTAGCGGCTCCGGCAGTTACGATTAATGTTGATGATATCAGACATTTCAGTGAAGTGTTTGTAAATGGTGTGTTAGTTCCGGTTGATGCTACAAACACTAGAAATGTAACTGTTGGCGACAATGTTTATGTTTTAAATTCAGTAGCAGCCGACGTGACTAATGTTTCTTCAATTGCTAACTTTGGAGGCATCTCAGGCACCTTAACATTTACAACTGCCGTAACTGTTGCGGATGGAACCATAGGCAATGGTGTTATAGCTGAAAATGCAGCTGTTGTCTTACGACCTAATCTAAGAGAATCGACATACCAATTAGTAGCATCAGACTTACTTACTATGGCTATTGTACGACAAGCAGTTACTATACTTAGAAACAATGCGGTACCTACTATCAATGGCATGTACAATATGTATTTGGATAGTAACTCTATGGACCAGTTATATGCTGACTCAGAGTTCCAACTTTTATATAGAGGCGATAGCGCAAAAAGTAAGGAATACAAAATTGGTGTTATTTCAGCTTTAATCGGAGTTCGTTTTATCACTACTACCGAAACATATCAACAAACGTTGACTACTGGTACAGGTGATGTGTCTGTTCGCCGACCTGTTTTGTGTGGACGCGGTATTTTAGTTGAAGGTACTTTTGATGGTATGAACGCTGATGTAGCCAAAAGAACTAAAAACAACATTATTCAGGTAGTAAATGACGTGGTTATGGCAACTAGACCTCCAATAGATAGACTCGGCATGTTAATAGGTCAGTCGTGGTACTGGGCGGGTGGTTATGCTGTTCCAACGGATAGCACAGCTACTAGCGCGATTATTCCAACAGCGAATGATAGCTATTATAAACGTGGTGTTGTGTTAGAAACAGCTTAATGTTAAATTAAAAGAAGGCGGTAATATAGCCGCCTCTTTAATCCTATTCGGAGGTATCAATGAGCGCAGAAACTACAAATAAACATGTATCCACTGAAGCTGAAATCAAAGCTGAAGCTATGGAAAAGGTAAAGGCAGAAAAGCTAGCCAGTGATAATGCGGCAAAGGAAGCTACACTTAAAGCTCAAGCAGAAGCTAAAGCGCGTCGTGAGTTGGAATTGGCAGAGCAAGAAGAGCAGAAGCAAGCGAAAGAAAAAGCCGAAGCTAAAGCGCGTAAGATAGCTGATGAAGCTGTGGCAAAAGCTAAAAAAGCAGCTACTATAGCGGCTAAACTGCAAAGTGAAGCTGATAGAGCATTAGCAGCTTTAGATGAAAGTAAAATTAAAGGCTTAATAATGAAGAACGAGGTTGCATTAAATGTAGCTGTTCCAGGGCATCCTGAAATTAAAATCCTTAAAAAATTCTTGCCTGGCGAAAAGGTAACTCGTGCTGCTTTTGTCAAACAAATTATGAGTTGTGGTTTAGGAGAATACACTCTCGTGGAGTGATGCTATGCCTTTTACTGATGCAGAAAAGACGGATATACGTAGATTCGTAGGTTATGGCGTATTCGGCAATACACCAGAGTATCCTTTTAGCATACGTTACTTTACTTTTTCAGGCGATTTAGAATATAAGATGAATCGATTACAACCAACAGAAGAGGTCGTTGTTCGGGCTATGTTGGTAGATTGTAAAACTGCTGAAGATGCGATTATAGGCACATCAGATAATTTAGATACTGCTAGGGCAGCGGTCTGGTATCACAATAAAAATGAACTGCGTGATAGAGACCGTTTGTTTATTTACATGTGTAAAAAATTAGCTGATTTCTTAACTGTTTACTTTAAAAGAGGCAGTAACTTGCAACCACGTTTGGTAGTCTAATGGATGCTCAAGGCATACAAGATAAAATATACAAAAAAGGTTATGGTAAATCAGCTGAGAAACTAGGGTTTCCGTTTACTATTTATCGATCTCCCGATGGGTTAGACCCTATTCAGCCGGCAAATATTATTGGTGTGACGCCCATGACTTACACAAAAAGTTGGTCGTACATGTCATTACCTAAATTTGGTGAAAATTTTTGGATAGGACTAATTGATGGAACGTTGATTCAGGTTGGGGATTTTTTAGTTGGAGATCAGTATACTTTTTTTGTTGGTAGTATGTTTTTATTGCAGCCTATACTAGTGGTGTTGTGCGATAGGCGTATAACTATAGTAAGGCCAAAATCTCCGGTAGGCATCGGTAGTGTGGGATATAGTGGTTTTATCTACAACGACCCGTCAACATACGACGAACTCCATACAAACGTTCCAGCTTCATTTTTAAAAAGTTCTAGAGGTGAAAAAAACCCAGTAGATTTACCTACAAGCGCAAAAATGCCGTGGTATGCGGTTTATTTACCGCAATGGGCATCTGTTTTTTTGCGTAATGGCGACATTATAATTGATGATGAGCAGCAGCTATATAAAATAAGTGATAATGAACATACAGCATCGGGATGGCATTTAAATGTACATGGTTTGGAGACTTAATTATGGCTTCGATTTTAGATGTACAGCAAAAATTACAAGATATGATTGAGCCGATTGTGTATCCTAACGGAACGGGGAGTCCCTCGATAGTTAATACGGATGTGAAAATAGTTCAAGGATATCCCGTTAAAAACACACTAGATGATTATTTGCGAAATGGAAGTATCTTTATTAGCATTTCGAGTGTTGAAGGGATGGATAAAAATACGACAAGGTACACTAAACGATATCATCAGATAAACGTGCCTACCCCTACTGTAACTGTCGACATTGATAATGAAACCAATCTTATTACTATAAATGGTGTTGCTGGTAACAATCAAGTTTGTGTTGTACAAACTAGTGTAGAAGTGGCCACGCATCAAGCTGTTGATGGAGAATCTTTAAATGATATTGCTGAAGCATTAGGCATACAATTGACGGGTGCTGTTGTAATTGGAAATACAATCTCAGTCCCTGGAGAGCCGCATATTAAAGGCGGCACGAGTGTTAAAGCAACTTCAGCTTATGAAGTTAAGCGTCAGCAAAAAAAGTTTAGCGTGACTATTTGGGCCGTAAATTATGATTCTTTAGATGTGTTGGGTGAGGCCATAGATTCATATCTATCCGATATTGAACGATTCATATTGCCCGATGATTTTTACGCTCGCATTATATATAATGGGACTTTAAATTTAGATAGTTTTCAATTACATCGACTTTATAAGCGTGAGATTGAGTATTTAATAGAATATCCGACGACTAGAACAGAAGAATTCTCGACACTAGTTGTAACTGACTTGCAAATAGAGGATAATAGAAAGTAATTAATAGACTATGGAGGCATGATTATGACTGTAATTCAAGAAGGCGCTGTTAATACTTCAGCACTTTTAGTACCGGACGTATATATTCAGATATTGTCACCGCGACATTCCTTATTAAACGGAGTACCGACAAATATTTTAGGCATAGTCGGTAGTGCTGGTTGGGGACCAAAAAACTCACCGGTAACGATTTCTAGTGTAGCTGATTTTACAAAGTGGTTTGGCTCTGTTCAAGAACAACCGAATGATTTAGGAACGGCTGTTTCGATTGCGGTTTTAAACGGCGCAAATAACATGCGATGTGTTCGTGTTACTGATGGCACAGATACAGCTGCTTCAGTTTCCGTTGTAGACGTAGAGACTCCTGGTAATGAAGGTATGTTGGTATCGGGTAAATATACAGGCAGTGAAGGTAATGGTTTTACTGTTGATATGGCTCGTGGCACGAAGGCAAATAGCTGGAAAGTAACTATTTCGAGACCTAATTTTCCCCCAGAAATATTTGACAATATCACGGGGACTAACCTTGAATTGTGGCAGAATATAGCTAGTGCAATTAATAATGGTCAGTCAGGGGTTCGTTCAAAGTCAGAATTCGTAACAGCTACGCCAGGTTCAACACCTTCCTTACCAAAAGAAGATCTTTATACAATGTCAGGCGGTACTGATGGGAATACAACAATTACAACAACACAACTTATTGGTAATGACACTTCACCTAGAACAGGGATGTATGCATTAAGAAATACAAATTGCAGCGTAGCTTTTATTCACGGACTGACTGACAAGCTCACATGGACAAATCAAGTAAACTTCGGATTATCTGAAGGTGTGTATATGTTGTTAACTGGCCCTGCCGGAGAATATACGAACATAAGCACGGCTGTTGCTGAAAAACAAAATGCTGGAGTGGATAGTTATGCTGCTAAGGTATTGTTAGGGGATTGGTGTTACTACAATGATATAACTAACGGCAAACTAAGGTTAGTTTCGGCACAAGCGTATGTCGGTGGTAGATTAGTCAACTTAATTCCAGCACAATCAGCTTTAAACCAGCAAATTTATGGAATTGTAGCAACTCAATCTACTGATGCTAATAAAGTATATTCACACGCAGAGCTTGAAGAGTTGGTGATTGGTGGAATTGACGTAGTCACAAACCCATCACCAGGTGGTGATTACTTTTCGGCACGTATAGGTCATAATTCTAGTTCTAATAATGTTATTTGGGGCGACAATTATACACGCATGACTAATTATATTGCTTACACGTTAAATAGTGGGTTGGGCATATATGTTGGAGCCACAATTACAGAAGATACTTGGGCATCCGCGTCGGCAACTTTGACTTCATTTTTACAAGCTATGGCGAGTGCTACACCACCATTAATCGGAGACCCTTCGGGTAATATTCCGTATTCAGTGCAAATAGATGAAGCGAATAATCCGCCAGATGTGGTGGCTAAAGGTATGATGGTAGCTGCTGTTAAAGTTAGATACTTAGCTGTAGTCGAGGTATTTTTAATTAATTTAGAAGGTGGTCAGTCCGTCATTGTTGGACGAACCACACAACCTGCATAGGAGGTTAAATCATGTCAGTAAACGGTTATACGATTGGTCAGGATGTAAAGTTGGATATGATTATCCCGAATTTTGGACGCGTTGTATTATCTGAGTTAACCAGTTTTAATCCAACACCTACGACAACTACTAAAACTGTACAGCCAATGTCAGGGAATCCCAAAACATTAACTTTTAATGAGGGATGGGCTGGAACTATTGAGGGAGATCGAAATGATGACTCAGTTGATGCGTTATGGGCACGACTAGAAGCTGCTTATTTTGCAGGTGAGGATATTTTAGGCGGAACTATCACACAAACCATTAAAGAAAAAGACGGTTCTTTGAGTCGCTATTTATTTGAAGACGTGCAGTTTAGGCTAGAAGATGCAGGTGCTTATAAAGGAAACGACACGGTAATGTGGCGTATGACTTTTCAAGCAGGGAGACGTTTAAAAGTTTTATAATAAATCGGAGGTTGCGATATGGTTAAGGTAGAGAGAGTAAAAGATACTACTAAAGAAGATAAGCCAGTTTTTTCTAGGCCCAAAGAAAAAATTTACGAAATTAAAGATGACTTGGGTAGAAAGATAGAAATGCGGTGGCCATCTCAACGAGCGGAAAATTATTATCCTACATTGTTTTCAGCACAAGAAGCGGAAAATGCGGCTTTTATGACTAGTGTTAGGCCTTATGTTTTCGTCAAATCTATTGATGGGAACGAAGTAGATATGTTTTTAAATAAAAACGATCTAGACGCTTTAATGGATATTTTAGGACGTGAAGGAAAAGCAGCAATTGATGTTGGTTATTTAAGGTGGTTTGCACAAGAAGAAGTAAAAATACAGCAAACTCTTGGTGATGAAGTAAAAAAGTGGCGTTAAATCCCAGGATTAAGCAGGTCATGTGGCTTGTATATCATGGCGTTCCTTGGGATGTGGCTAACTCTTTTGATGATGCGTGGCGTACAGCTTTATGTATTATGTGTAGTGAGTTTGAAGGCTCTACGTTTAATTATAAAACTATGAAGTTTGAAGAAAAAAAGAAGTCGCCAACATGAAGTATTTTACATTAAGTCAGTTTGCAACAGCATTAGAGGAAGTCACTTTAGCTTTACCAAAACGAATATTAACGAGTTTGGAATTAGCAGCTAAATTAATTAAAACAGAAGCGCAAAGCTATATCGGCCACCCACAAGAAGACTGGCCGTCATTAAAACAATCAACTTTAGATGTTAAAAAACGTTTGGGGTATGCTAGTAAAGGTATTTTAGAGCGCACAGGCGAGATGCGAGAGTCCATTACTTATAAGATAATGCCTTATCAAGCTATTGTAGAATCTTTTAATCGTGCGCTATTTTTCCATGAAACGGGTACTATGTATATGCCAAAGCGACCAGTATTAAGTCGAGCTGTATTTAAAAATGAAAAGACGTTATCTTTACTTTTAGGCAAAGCAGTATATCCTTTAATAACTAAATATCATGCGAGGTAAGGTTTGTGTTAGAGCTATACCACATAATGGTTCGGCTTACAGTTCATGATGGAGTGTCTCGTGGATTAACTACTCTTTCACAACGATTTGCTAAAACTAATGAAGAGGCCGTTTTATTACAAAACAATATAAATAAAATAAAGACAACTATGTTGGCTGGCGCTGGGATGGCTTTTATGGGCGGTCTTGGTTTGGCAGCGACAGCTAAGATGCTAAAGCCCGCATCGGAATATTTACATACTTTAAATCAAGCTCATGCCGTAGGGATGAAAAATGTTGAAGTCGCTGAAATGACTGCGGCGGCATGGAAAACAACAGCTCAAGTACAAACAGTTTCTGTACGAGAGGCATTACAAACAGGTATAGCAGCTAGACGTATTTTAGGGTCTACATCTCAAGCTGTAGCACTTTTGCCTGAAATAGCAAAAATTAAATCAGCGTTCATTCTAGCGCGTGAAGCGGGTAGATTGCCGTCATCTTTTGACGCAACTCAAATGGCATACACAACATTAAAAACAGCTGAAATGTATGGAGCTACGTCATCTCCTGCAGAGTTTAAAAAATATGTTGATAATGTAGTTCGTATGGTTGTAGGAACTGCTGGAAAGGTAGGGCCGATGCAGTTAGGTGGTTTATTGAAGTATGCTCGTGCTGCTGGTTTGAGTTTAAGTAGTACGGAGTTATTTCGACGAGCGCCTATTTTAATGGAAGAAATGAATATAGCGCATTTAGGTGGTTCTGGTGCTGCTCGTGGTGGCCCTGGAAGTATTTATAATGCGTTTTATAGAATGATGGTTCAAGGAATTATGACTAAGCAGACTCGTGCTGGATTTCAATCCCTTGGCCTTTTTACTGGTACAGCACCTCTAACCGCTGCTCAAGCAGCTAACTACCAAAAGATGTATGAGCAGTTATTAAAACACCCATTAACCATAGGCGCAGCTACAAGAAAGACTATGACCGGATTGCCATTAGTTGGCGCACGTATGGCAGCTACGGACCCTATTAATTGGATTTTTAGTTATTTAGAACCTGCATTACGAAAACAATACCCAAATTTAGGAAGGCGTGAGTTAGCTGCTAAAGCGGGTTTATATTTTAAAGGAAACACATTGGCAGGATGGTTAGCGACAAATGCTATTGCACGCGAGCAGCAGATTAAAAAAGAAATGCGTATGTTGGGCGGCGTCCCTGGTGTGGACGCATTATTGACATTGGGTAAATCAGATACAGAAGTGGCTTATGGGAAGGTTAAGAATCAGTGGGAAAATTTAATGGTTGCGATAGGCAGACCGTTGATGAAGCAGTTAATACCAGCTTTTAATGGTCTAGCGACGGTTTTAGGGAAACTAGCTACATTCTTTAAGCGCCATCCTACGTTAGGAATGGGTCTTGTATCAGCTTTGGGAGCTTTGTCTATAGCACTGGGTTTTAGCGGCATTGTTTTGATCTTAGCGGGAGCTTTTGGTGGATTAGCGGTAGCGCTAACAGCTTTGGGAATAGCTGTTACAGGTGTGGGTTTAGCTACAGGTATTACTGAGATTGCTGTGGCTTTAGGGGTGTTATTTGAAGCTGTGTTGCATTGGAAAACTTTATTATCGTTTGGAAAGAATATAACAAAGCATCCGTTAGAAACTATGGCGAAAGGTTCGACATTAGCATTTCATTATTTAAACCCATTAAATTGGTCTGGTATGTTTTTACCTGACCAAGCAAATTCACTGGGGATTCATGTGCGACCGCACACAGAACATAAAAGCGGAGGCCATATTTACATGGATGGTAAAAAGGTAGGAAAAGTAGTTTCTGGGCATATAGGTAAAGAGTTAGAAAGAACAGCAACACACCAAAAATCAAAATACGACATTGGTTTAAGTTTGCCAGGAGTTAATTTTTCGTTTTAAGAGGTTATAAATGGCAGATACAAAAGTTAAATTAGGCAATTTTGAATTTCAACATGTAGAAATACCAGAAGGTATTAATGCTGGTGGGAATCAAATGCTTCACATTAATAAATTTGTAGGAGGCAAGCGTAAAGCAGTTGCGACAGGACGTGATGACGATGATATAACGTGGTCAGGATTGTTTTTTGGTAGTAACGCCATGAAGCGGTTTATGGCTTTAGATTACATGAGAACTGAAGGTAATTTATTGACGTTTTCATATTTAGACTTTCGATATTCAGTAGTCATCAAATCGTTTACAGGTACAATCAACAAATACTACAAAATACCTTATACAATAACCTTAAGTGTTATTGAAGATTTAGCTAATCCAGTTGTTATTCCCCCTCCAGCAGGCTTTTTAGATTCGATGTATGATGACTTGGCTACTTTATTTGACACGTTAGCTTTAATAGATCAACCTAACATTGGAATTTTAGTTGAGTCCTTAAATAGTTTTATGGATACGTTATTGCCGAACGAGGCTGTTACGAAAGAGGTTAGGGATGCTATGGAAGGTCATATATCAAGTGCGTTGCAAGCTGTGATCGATGCTATATAGAGAGGTTTTTATGACTGATTTAAACAACGAAAGCGCTGAATTATTAGAAAAAGCTAATTTATATAGAATGAAGGCTGTTTTAGAGCGAATGCTTGTGAAAGTTGAGCAAACAAAAGGAACTGCTGATGCGCCCACGATAACTGTAAATAATGACAACTTATATCGTCTAGCAGCTATTTATTATGGGGACCCTAAACAATGGCCGATTATTGCCGAAGCTAACAATCTCGTAGACCCAGAAATATATGGTAGCGTGACTCTTATAATCCCGAAGTGGGATGGTAATGATCGGGGAGGCGAATTTGGAAACTGATTATTTAAAAAGAATACCAGATGTTAGTAAAGTTAGAGCATCGATAAAGATGAATGACATTGTAATTGATTGGTTGTCTTTTGAAATATACAGTACTGATACACATGCTTCGGATACATTTCACATTGAAGCGCCTTTATACGAACAAACCAATGAGAGTATGCTAATACTTTTAGAAACCACTTCGATAAAAGTGGAAATTGCAATTGATGATGGCACTGGTTCATTGGTTAGAATGTTGTTAGGGTACGTTGA